TGATGATGCCGTCGGTCTGCTCCTTGGTCTTCGTGCAGATGAACTTGCAGAAGCGGCCGATGTTGGCTTTGGCCTTCTCGAGATTGGCTTGGGCCTCCTCTGCAGAGATCTCCTTCTTCAACGGGCGGGGTTCCTTAGGCTCCTTCGGAGTCTTTGCCTTGCGAGCCTTCTTCGGCTTCTCCTCTGCGACCTCGCCGTTCTCCTTGATGCCGTTCTCGGCTTTGTACTCCTCGGTCTCAGTGGCGTTGTAGACAGCGCCCTCCTCTGCCTGATGTTCCTGAGATGCTCCTCTCGATGCGAGGATGGATTCGATGGCGTCAAGCTCGTCACCGGTCTTGACCTTGGCCAACTTTTGAAGAACTTTCGAGCTGTAGCTCTTGTACTTTTTGATAAACTTTTCCATAGTGTTTAGTTGTTAAGTGTAGTGTAAAAGTAAGAAAAAATATCCAATTGAAAAAATTTTTCACCAGAAAAATTGAAATTATTTCAATCCAATTCGACTGTGATTATGTCCAATATGTTGGAGGTCCTCATGCTATTGACTCCCAGTAGAGCCCTTCGGATCCCCAAGTCTCTCATTGCTCGCTTTGCTTGAGCAATGGCTCTGGCTTTGATTCTTCCGTCGGGGATAGCTGCTTCGTGGCTGTTGTAATCCTCGTTCATTAATTCGTAGTAATACCGTTTCACTGTCCTTTTGTTTGTACTACAAATATACGAAAAATATTTTTATTCCTACGATAAAACGGGGGGAAAAAGTAGAGGCTAAACCTCTACTTCTTCACCTTTGTAATTTACGAATTTAGCATCCTGATAGCCGAAGAATCGGAGGGACCCGAGGTCTTTGGTTATCGTGTTCAATATCTGGGCGAGCTCCTGGTCGGAGTAGTCTTTGCAGGAGTTGACTGTGTCTACTGCCCAATAGTTTGACTGTCTAACTGAGGTGTAGCCCTTCTTCCCGACAGTTACTATGAAAGCGTTGGGCCGGTCGGACAACTTGTTCTCTTTGCTTCGGAATATGACCGAGACTTTTTTGTTGTTGGGACAAGCGGCTTTTGCCAGACTTTCGATTCGGTGTTTGTTTTCGCAGTTCATAGTGTTATCGTTTTGTTTGTATCACAAATATAATACTTCTGCGACAAATACTACGATGTTTTACGATATTTTTTCAGATATTTTTCGACCCTCGCTTTTACAGCTTCCATGAGAGCATCCTGCCCCCGGGTCTTCGCTTTCTGGGCTCTCATGACGTCCTGGTCCACTGTCTTCGAGCATACCAGTTTATTGACTATCACGACCTCCTTCTGTCCTTGTCGGTCAAGCCGAGCATTGAACTGCTGCTCCAGCTCAAGAGAATAGGTCTGCCCAAACCAGATGATGCGGTGTCCTCCGGCTTGGAGGTTGAGCCCATGACCCCCGGAAGCCGGGTGCATCAAAAGAACCTGGATTCTGCCGGCATTCCAGTCAACGATGTCCTTCTCCGTTTTGAGTTCCCTGGGCTTATACTTGGCGAGAGCCTTCATGAGCCGGTCTCTGTCATGCTGGAAGGTCCAACCTATGAGGACTGACTGTCCCCCGGCGTCCTCAATGAGTTCCTTCGTGGCTTCGATCTTCAACGTGTGCACCTCATGGGCCACTCTCTGTTCATCGTACACTGCTCCATTGGCAAACTGGAGGAGCTTAGTGGACAAAGCTGCTGCATTGACAGCTGGTATCTCTACAGCGTCCCCGAGCTGATCAATCATGCTGAGAACTTGTTCCTCCTCGAAAGAGTCATAAGCTTTTTGGATTTCTGGGGGCATCTGGATCTCGACTATGTTGTCGATGCGCTCGGGGAGATCGAGGTAGTCCTTAGCTTTCATGCTCATGCAGATGTCCCCTATCTTTGAATATATGCGCTCCTGATTCTCTTTGGATATGTCGTACGAATATACAATATGCCCGTTTCTACGTCCTGGCTTAAAGTAGTTGTCACGATAGTGGGATATGTATTTGCCCAAGCGCTCTCCCCGGTCCAGGAGGTACATTTGGGCCCAAAGGTCCATAAGACCGTTGGGTGCCGGGGTACCAGTCAAACCTACTACTCGGGAGAGTGAAGCCTGAACGTGCTTAAGAGCTTTGAATCGGATTGACTTGGGATTCTTGAAACTGCTGAGCTCGTCGATGACCACCATGTCGAATGGTAGGCAAGATCCCCCGTAGAGCCCGCATAGCCAAGCCACGTTGTCTCTTCCGATGGTGTATACGTCTGCCTTCTTGGCAAGAGCCTCACGACGTTGACGTTCTGTTCCGATGATGCGAGACACTTTAATGTGCTTCAAGTGGTCCCATTTCTCGACCTCCTGTGTCCAGACTGATTCGGCTACTCTTTTGGGAGCTATGACTAATACCCGTCGGACCTCGACCTCTTTAAACATGAGCTCGTTGATGGCTGTCAAAGTAGACACTGTTTTACCCAATCCCATGTCCAGGAACAGAGCACAGTGCGTGTGGCTTATTATGTGGTCAACAGCTTGTAGCTGGTATTGATGGAGATCATTTTCGGTCATATTCCAATGCTAACATTTTACAACCCATGGTCGTGTCTATCACCTCGACCCTAAAGCCCATTGCTTTCAGTTTCTGGTGCATTAATGTCTGTATTTTTCGGGGCTTTTTACCGAATGCTTTCAGCTCAACGAAAACGACTTCACCACCGGGGAACAGACAGAGCCGGTCAGGGAGGCCAGCATTGTGAATTGCGGGGAGTTTCAAACACCAGCCACCAACTCTCTCCACCTCAGTGACGAGCCGTTTCTCAATCGAGTTTTCGCACGTAATATTTTTGCTTTCCATAAATGGGGAAATTTTTAGTAGACTTGCATGGCTCCCATTCGGGCATGCTCTTCAACAAGTCATTGATTTCTCGGGTCTTATACCGGTCCATGTCCTCCCTGTTCCGCCCAAGACATTCGCACCATATCTCAGCAACACACACGTAGTCTCGGGGGGTGGTCCCTTTGGGGTTTAACTCATCGACCAGGAAGTCTCTTCTCTGGTAGAGGTCCATTGAGTCCCAGTTGTCCGGGAGTTGACGTTCCAAGTACGCCTCAATGATGCCTTTCCGTTCATCCAACTCGCTGTGCGAGCTTTGCTCACTTTTGGCTATTTTTTCTGCTTCATGGCTCAAATAGAGTTTCTCCTTGGATTTGTACAGGACAACTGCCTCAGCCCATATCTGGTCTATCTCGTCGTCCAGTTCCATGAACACGTCTTTTTTGGCATTGTTGGGGACCACGTCCACTGGCATGAAGCGTCTGTTGCCAGTGGGATCTCTCAGGAATTCGCTGTCGTTGGTGGTGCCGAAAAAGACGCATTGCCGGGGATATATCTCAGAAGTTCTGGCATACGCTGGTCGGAATGAGTCTTCGGACTTAGATATGAAATGCTTCACTGACTCAACCTCCGCTTTGCGGAGACCGGAGAGCTCAGCTATTTCAATAAGCCATGCCCCCTGGATCTGCTCGAGAGCCTCCTTTCCTTGGACTGTCAGGAATGTATCGCTAAACCAGGATTTTCCCAATTTTTTGATGAACGTACTTTTGCCGGATCCTTGAGGTCCTACGAGCATAAGCACAAGGTCGAATTTGACCCCGGGGTTCATAACTCGGGCAACTGCTCCAACCAGCATCTTGCGGATGGCTTCGCGAGAGTAGATATTGTCGTCAGCCCCCATGTAGTCAATCAGGAGTTTGTCTACCCGTTGGATCCCGTCCCATTTGAGGTCATTGAGGTAGTCCAGAATCGGGTGGAAGTGGTTGCGTTCAAATTCCAGAGCCATGGCATCGTCGATCTTTAGCGAGGACGTTATTCCATATACGCAACCCAAATAGTTCCGGACCCCGGAGTAGTCTACGTTCTTGACCGGCTCCGGCTTAACAACCCGACGCCACGGGAGATTCCCGAAAACGTACCTCTTCCCGTCAAAGTCGTTTTGTCTGAACAGTCTTTTGATCCGGGGATCGTTTGCAAATATGAGGTTGAGGTTGGCATCCGACGAGAGGTACGCTCCCCGAGTATCAACCTCCAGCTCCTTCATCCACTCGACGCTCTCAGCCTCCGGGTCAACCTCCTTTTCGACGACTTCTTCCTGAGTCCGATCATGCTCTGGATCGGCAAACTCGTACTTGGCACTGTTGATGTGGTCGTTGGCAATGGTTGTCTTAGTGTCGGGGTCATTGCGTACGAACTCCTCCATTGCTGACACACTTGGCAACTTCGACGAGGGATCCTTGACCTTGTCGTCAAGGTGGCCGAATTTGTGTATGCGGACCAAGTCAAACGCATTGCAAAGCTTGCCCCCGCATGGGTCAGTCCCGTGATGAGAATAAGCGAACTTGCCCTCATACACGATAAGACCAGCCGATGCACTGCCTTTTGTGTAAGTGTATCGGTCTTCCAATGCTGACGGGACATAGGTGTCGGAGAGGAAGGTCTCTATTGCTTCGGGTATGGAGTACGTCCTACAGAACGCTCCTATGAGCCCCCTCTTTATGGTTGGGTCCTCCTGCTTCTTAACGGCTCTGTCGACAGCTTCGAAACGGGACGAAGCTGTGGGCCAAAGTGACGAGTCCTTCCAGTCGGCATAGGAGTTGAGAACCTCATCAGCATCAATCCACGGGCCGTCCTGAACCTTAAAGTAGTAGTCCATGTCCTTCGGCGTAGAAGGCCAGAACATGAGTCGGTTGGTCTCGAAAGTTGAATTGTCGAAAAGGTCTATGCCGATTATCCCGGCAATTTTTCGGCTTATGGCCACATACTCATCAGCCGTGACCTCTCTGCTCAGTGGCATTATTAGTCTGTACCGGGGAGATGCATCCGAGTGTTTGTGAGTCCCATGCAGAACAGCTGCATTGTCAAACTGGAGAGTAAAGTCATCCCAGAGGTCTTTGTGGGCAAAGTCCAAGTCGAGGGTCATCAACTGTCTGTGGACAACATTGGCCGGGCTTCTTTTGCCTCCTCTCAGGTAACCTCCAACGTATCCGCCTACGTCCTTTATTTTGAGCTGGTCTTCCTTGCTTGCAGAAACAAACTCCTTAAATGTTTCAGTGGTCTTGTTCTCCTCCCCAAGTCGACTGACCAATTCAGACCATTTCAGTTTCTTGTTGCTCCATACTTTTGATCTTGCGCTCAGTCCGATTGCAATATCAAGTTCCCCGTCGTATGTCATTAGTCTTTCTTATAAAATTTAGTAACATATCCGTCTGCTTTGAGAGGTAATCCCATTGGCAAGCAGTTCAGCCAAGGGAGATCCTCTCCCATAACTCTACACATAGTTTCCAGACAATCCCCGGCTCGGTCTTCGTCTACCTCTGCAATGGCTTCATCATGGACGTGCATTACTATTTCGAAGTCTTTCATAATGCTTAGTCTGTACATTGCTTCGGCGAGAAGATCCCGGGAGATTGCCTGGACTATGTTCTCTACCAGTTTGCCCCCGTAAGTCTCTACCTCAGTCCATCCTACTGACTGGACCATGCCGTCGTAGACAATGCCAGTCTGCCCGAACCTGTTGGGTCTCACCCGGGGATTTCTGTAGTATAATTTTCTCCCAGCTGGGAGAGCTATTGTCAAATTGGTCCCGTCATGTTCAAAGACGAGACAACTTACTTTCTTGGTTTTCCTGGTCTGGACGCACTCGATGGCCTTCTCGTTCACCTCCGCCCAAAACTCAACAATTTTAGGATTGGCTCGGCGCCAAAGAGCTACGATGGAATACATTTCCTTTTTGGACAGCTTCTTCTCTTTGTCCATCTTCTCCATTGCGTTGACCGATCCCTCATATCCGAGTGCTAATTCTGCCGTCTTTCCCCGCTGTCTGAGGTCCGATCCTTTCGTAACCTGCTCAATTGGGACCCCGAACATGAGTGATGCTGATGCCTCATAGATCTTGCCATGAGTGTTGAAGACGTCGAGTCGCCATTTCTCCTGGGCTAACCAGGACAGGACTCGGGCCTCAATAGCACTAAAGTCGGCTACTGCAAACATTTTACCCTCCGGGGCTATGAAGGCTGTTCGGATTAGCTCGGACAGAACATTCGGGATATTGCCGTAACACATTTCGATAAGGTCGTAGTCTCCTTTCTCTACCATGCTTCTGGCGAGGTCCAAATCCTTCATGTGATTCCGGGGGAGATTCTGGAGCTGAATCATTCGACTCGACCAACGTCCTGTTCTGTTGGCTCCGTAAAACTGGAATAGTCCGTGGGCTCTCTGGTCTTTGGCAGCGCAGTTGAGCATAGCAATATACTTCTTAGTAGAAGTCTTCGACAAGGCAAGCCGTCCCCCGAGAACCTCTTTGACCAAGTCGGGAGCATCCGGGGTATTTTTAAAATATTCTAGAATCTCGGGTTTGCCAAGTGCTGGGAACTCGAGCCCGAAGTTGGTTTTGAGCCATGTCTTGAGCTGAGCTAAACTGTTAGGATTGTCCAAGCCCGTTAGCTCCTTCATCCGGTCGGTCATCTCCTCCGTGTACACCTCATCAAAAGAGATGGCGTTTCCGGCCATGTCGAGATCTATCAGAATGCCCCGGTCATTGATGCTCTGATCTACGAGGTAGTTCCGACGTTCGAACTCTGGAAATGGGAATTGGTCCAGCTGTTCCACGATGTCGCGTTCGGCAATCACGTCATATTCGGCATACGTCTTGAACTCGTTCCACTTGTCCGGGTCGTCGTCCGGCATGTTCCGGGTTCTCATACCGTTGGACTTAGTTGGCTTGCACGGGGAACAGAAAAACCGGATTAAAGCTTTACCGGTCGACTTCTTCCCGTGCTCCCCGAGGACCAACGCCTTGGAGAGTTCATCCAGAGCCAAAGGCAGTCCGCAATAGGCTGCTTTGGTCATTGAGCAATACAATTGATCGATCGGGATAGGTAGTCCTATACGCTTAAATACGAGTCTCTCAAATACAGCGTTATGAGCCCATTTCTCAATCCCCGGATCAGTTAAAGCGGAGATGAAATAGTCGGGGAGCTCCTCTCCTTTGGCCAGATCTATCACCTGAACGGGAGATGTATCAAAGGCGAAAGACACTATAAGGAGCTGAAAACCCCCCGATTCTATGTATTTATAGGCGCCCGTGGACTTAATGTCCTCCGGGCTATATGTTTCTGTATCGAAATATAAGCGTCTCGGCATGTTAATTATTGTTAAATTCGTTGCTGGTCGGGGATTCGAACCCCTAATCCCAAATAAGACCCAGCATACCAACCTACATAAGGTCGTCGTCGTCCCACGGGTTCTGGCCGAAGTCCTCTTCTGCCGAAGATCCCCCGGAGAGACGTTCTCCGTCAGCCAACTTCTGGAGGTTGTTCAGCCCGCAAGCAACGCCTTTGTTGCCATTGGTGTTGAAGGCGTAGAAGTTGATCGACGCCCGGCCATAGCACCCGGAGTAGAAGTCCTCTTTTTCGATGATGGGGTTGAGGTTGACGTCCACGATGCCAGGACGGTTGTCCGAGTTGGCATTGACGAACATGTGCCCAGCATACTCCGGATTGTCAGGTCTTTCGGTGTCCCCGTTACGGAGGGGGTTCTTCCACGTCGGGGGAATCTTGCCGCCCAATTTGGCGATGCCTTCTTTGAGAGCCGTGTCGATGGCCTCCTTGACCCGAGCCAGAGTTGCCGAGTCGGTCTTCGGGATGAGGATTGATACCGAGTATTTTGCTCGGTCGGAACCCTCCATTGCACGGGGTTCCCATACGTTGGCGTAACTGAACCGGACTTTGCCGGTTACTACTTTGGTTGTTGCACTCATAGTTGTGAAGTTTAGTTATTAGAAAAATCGAGTTTTGCTTGTTCAATTCCCATTGCCGGACGCTTGTCAGACTCGGGGACGAGAGTGGGTTTGCCAGGAGCTTTGATGACGAGGTCCCCGACCAGTGAATCGAAGTCCTTTTTGAGGAGCTTCTCGATTGCCGGGATTCCGGCCAGTTTGACAACTTGGAACTGATCCGGGGTGTAGTCGCATGCGGTAAGAACTTCCTGAACTGCATTCTCATCAGTCCATTTCCGTATTGACCTTCCTTCGACTACCTTATACCCAGGGATCTTCTCGCCCGATATGGCTTTGGAGAGCAGGTGCTCAGATACAGCATTTACCCATTCTTGAAGCATGGGGGCTTGCTCAAAAATCTGAGCGAGCTCCTCAGTGGTTAGGAGTTCGGGCTCTTTGAACTCGTGTTTGGCCAAGTCCAGATTGTGGTCTGCCATCTTGCGACACAAAGCTTTGACTTTACACCACCTGCACCAGTGCCCGACTTGGAGTTCCCCCTCCCCGGAGTAAGCAAGAGCTGCTTTGGGTTTCACTACCTCCTCACCCCATTTGTAGAGGTCTTCGGGGGTAATCTCCCATGACGAGATTCGCTCCTGGCGGGGCTGGACTATAGTCAACTTCACCATGTTGATGTCGTAGACCATTTCAAATTTGGACAAGGCTCCGAGAGCATACAGCATCAACTGAGCATTGTTCTCAGCGAAAACCGGCACGCCAGTGCCAAACTTGAGGTCTATGATCTCCATGACCCCGTCAGCGATAATGCAAGCGTCTCCAGTGCCGAACCCTTGTTCGACCCAAGCCGAGAAGTCCAGTCTCTCCTCCAAAAGAACGAGAGCGTCTTTGGTTTTCCGCAGAGCTTCCGTATATTGGTCCGTTACGTACTGGCAATAAGCCATTACGGGCTCATCCATGGCCTCAGTGTAGAGGTCACTCTTCTTCAGCTTCCTGAGTTCAGCAGACGTAACGTCAACAGGCGTTATGCGGAACCTCGCTCGGAGGTAACATTCTGCCATCTCGTGAGCCAGAGTACCCTCTTCGGCATACTTGGAAGGCTTACCGGTTTCCTCAACTTTTTCCTCCAGTCTGGCACTGGGGGTGCAGTTGATCCACCGGTCTGCCTTTGATGCCGAAAGCATGGCGTGCTTACGAGATGAGTGATTCGGGGCTCCCATTACGCAAGGTCTTTGAGGAATTCGTAGAACGCGTCATAGTTTCGGGCATCCAGTCCCGTCACATTTCTCGCTCCCAGTTCAGTGAGCTTTGCCCGGATAGCTTCGCGGTGATTGTCCACCTTACTTGCCAGGAGAGTCCGGATGTCCTGAATGGAGACAGCGGGGTCAGAACCCAAAGAGGAGTTCGCATCCATCGGCATGGGTTCGGGCTCCTTAGTCTTTTTGGGGACTGGAGCCGGAGCCGGAGCTGGCTTCTTCACGTCCTGTGCAGGGACTGATTTCTTGACGTCAGTCGTCTTAACTGTCACGGGATTTGCTCCGATAACCTGACAGATCTTGCGGACCATTTCGAGATCCTGAGTTTCTTCGAGGTTTGCCTCGAACTTAATTTCTACTTTCATTGGCTTGATGATTTTTGATTATGGTGTTCAGAAGTTCAATGTACTTGCTGAGAGGTATAGCCGGGTCATGGAGAACAGTTTCATGAAACAGGGACCCGAGGTGGAACACCTTCGTCTCTCCCGTTTTGACCGATAACTCGGCTCTGTAGTTCCCGTTTGTCAGAATACATGTCTCTCCTCTAAACTCGGAGTTCCATGCTCCTCTGTAGAGATCGTCGACAGATACACGGAGCCAAGCTGCTAAACGGGAGACTTGCTCCGAATTCAACAAGGTTTTTCCGTTGAGAACCCGGTTGAGAGCTGCTCGGGGGAATCGGTTATCGGGGAACAGAATTTCTGCCACTTCTTGAAGCCTGAGCCCTCTCTGTTCAATTAATTCTCTGAGATTGATAGTCATTGTGTTGTCCATGTTGTTTATCCCAAATATAATCAATTTTCCCCTGATATTGAAATTTTTTCAATCTTTTTAATGAAAAATGTTTACTTGGTGAGGAGGTAGACCACCTGAGCAATAAATATGCTCCTCCTGCTGGGGTTGACCCGGGCATATACTTCTCGTAGAGGCTCAATGGCTTTCTCAAGCTTGAGGTCCTCTCCTTTCCTCTTCAACTCCTTGAGAGCCTTATAGACCCGGGTCCTTTCCTGCCATTCCCGAACTTCGGCTTTGTCGTTCCACCAACCAGACACGGGGACAAATTTTGAGCTGAGCACATAGGCGGATTTTCCGTCCTCTGAAAACGGCTGTTGAGTGATGGCTCCAGGAGTACAGTTGGGGTTGATCTTCTTCTCGAACGAGATGGGCTCCATGTATGTAGGCCCCTCCCCGGGAAGCTTGTCAATTTTCATGTAGTGGAATCCGAACTCGTCTTCATACTTGAATACTACGTATTTCTCAATCTTTTCCATAGTTTACTGATTTACTGGCATTACCATTATTTTGCATTTCATTCCAAAGTATTGGAAGTGTTTGCCCATTGCAAAAATGTCTTTGAGCTCCGTTTCCGTGTAGGTCTCGTATACCCCCTCTATATTTATGTGGCTTACCCCATTTGACTGTGACAAAGCCCGAAACGAAGTGAATACTCCTTCTACCTGTCCTGCGTTAGTGACGATAATTACGGATTTAATTGTTCTCATAATTTTGTAGGTTTTTAAGAAGCATAACCCGAACTCATCTGCAGAAGGTAGACCAATACCCTGAATAGAATGGGTTGGGTTATGCTTATTATTTACACTACAAATATAATACTTCTGCGGTAAATACTACGATAAAATCAGCATTTTTTTCCGTTTGTTTTGAGAAGTCCCATCATGACAATTTCGAGAGGGTTGGGTGAAGCTGGTTCTGACTGTCCTTGGTCTTCCACCAACCTCTCCCACATTGAGCCAGCTTTAAACCCGATGAATGCCAGGAGTTTCTCCTTTCTTGTGAGAGGCTTGTCGGTTTTAATACCCATCCGGTCAAGAATAGACTGAATTCCCTCATTGACAAAATCCGACTGATTGGTAACTGATTCTCTGTGAATAACTCCGAGGAGAACCTCTCCCACACTGCTGGGGTTTTTCAGCTCCTTGGATACGATTCCGTTATAATAGTTGTCCGATTTGGGGTCCGGATCTGCCGGGAGATCCCAGTTGAATTTTTTCATAATAACTGGCTTGAATTTATGTTCTATTTTAACTCCATTACCTGATTGAGGGTTAACATTTCTGAAAGTTTTTCCTCTTGATGAGGTCCTGGAGCTCCTCTTCTGTGTAGCAGGTGGAGATGAACCCGTTGCTGAAATAGAGGTCGAAAGCACCCGAAGGAAGCTGGGTAACCTTAAGTCCTAAACCGTTGCTGTTAATGTAATTTGTAGTTGTCTTATCCTTTTGTTTGTATCACAAATATAAGAAAAGTCTTTTGAGTCTCATAGCTTTATACTATCTAAAAATTGGTACTAATTTACCGCTGTCAATCGCTTCGGAAAGCCACTCGGTGGGGTACTGACAATCACGCTCTTTAATATAGATGAAGGTGGCATACTCCTCGATGGTAAGAACTTCGTTTCTCGTTGTAACTTTGTAGGTCTGTGTTTTCATTGTCTTATCCTTTTGTTTGTATCACAAATATAAGAAAAGTTTTCTGAAGTAAAAAATTTTTTGATTGAAAAATGAAAAAAAAGTTGGGACCCAAGGATTAAAACTGTTTGAACCCGTAGCGGGTTATTTTACGTGCCAAGGTTTCGGCATCCATATATCTCATTTCTAATTCAGTTCCTACCATGTGTACAAACGATCCTCGGAATGAATGTAAAACTTCCATCTCAGCTCCACTCTTAGTCCGGTATTTCTCAATGAAGTCTGACTCAGTTATGGGGTCAAACAGGTCTTCTACGTTGTCTGCCCATTTTCGGGTCATCCCGTTTTCCAGGAGTACGTTCCTGAGTTCCGTAACGGTGCGGCAGAAGGTGTGGATGCCATTGTTGAAGGTAAGGCTGAATGCCCCGGAGGCAAATTTGTTTATCTTGAGTTCGAGTCCCTGTTTGTTGGTGTAAGTGATGGTTTTCATATTGTAGTTTGTTTTTGTTTGTATCACAAATATAATACTTCTGCTGCAAATACTACGATAAAATGCTGGAAAAATAGCAGAGAAACAATAAATTTTTCATTGTTTCTCACCTAAGTGATTGATACCCAATGGATTAGACCCTAAAATCACCCCCGGAGAAACAATGTAAACAATAATTCCTATATAACCTTTTTATAGGGGTCTTATCCTCTTTAAGAACACTATTATCCAATATTAGAACACATATTCCCTATTCAGGTTTTCCTCCTATATTATTGTTTACATTGTTTACAGGGGTCTAATTCATTGATATTCAATCAATTATGGAGAAACAATGATTGTTTATTATTGTTTCTCATTGTTTACTGCTGGTCCCTGCCACGGGGGCCAATATCCTCGGCTTGGGAACACAAAAAACCCGGGCTCCCCTAAGCCCGGGCTCCCCTAAGCCCGGGACGGAGTAGTTTCCTAAAATTTCCAGCTAAAGCCAACCTCATACCCCGATCGGGTCAGCTCGAAGTCCCGCACATAGGATATATCTACTCCGAAATTCCTGTAATATATGCCTCCCCCAGCCCCAACCTGCCCGAATGAGTTAGCTGAAGCTCTCAGAAAGGGGGACCATTTCGGGGACCTCGTTTCTTTGATTTGTTCCCGGACGGGGATATACTTGTATGCAAGATTCTGGAGAGTGTTGTATTGGATGGTAGCCTCCCAGTCAAATTGGCCAATTTTGGGGTCTTTGAAAAATGTTCCAGCGTATTTCCTAGTCGTATTCCAGTCCGATATTGTCCTTTTTACGCTCTCCAGAGTATCCACCTCCTTTTGGTCCTCCCCAAAACCCTCTCCATTTGTGATTTTGGGGAGTGTTTTGTGAACCTTTTCCTCCTGGCCCTTATAGATATATATCAATTTGATTGGATTCCTAAAACCCTCCCATTTTGGAACCAAATCCGGGACTTTGACCTCCCCCTGAATTGGGGGCAAATCGACGTACTTTATAACGGTCTTTTCCTCGATTGTTTTACGCCCGATTATAAAGCCTATACCTACAAGAACTATTGTGCAGAGTACTCTCTTTAGTAAGTCCATATCGTGTCCTGCGGGAGGGTTTTAGAAGCATCTACGTGGATAAAATTCCCGTCGATGCCTATCCTCCGGATCCGCAATGCAATGGCTGCCTGGAGGATCTTCATCCGATTGGGGCCCGAGGCACACCGGATGTCCACTGCCAAACCTTCGGTGTGAGCACTGTTGCCGGACCGACCTTTTGCCTTATCGTGTTCTTTGGAACGATAAGCACAATTGAGGACGAGGGGGATGCCTGCCTTTTCACGGAGGTCATCCAGGAGATCGAGGAAGTCCTGGTCCATGTCTTCGATGGAGCAAGCCGGATTGCATCGCTCGAATTCTTCGGGCTTAAAATACTTACTTGTCTTCATGGCATTCAAAATCTATTTGAGTTTTCTTGCTGACCGATCTCTCCATGTATGACCGGAGAGCCCGGAATATGGGATGATTCGAAATGATTGCGGAGTTCTCCAGAAAGCTCCAAAACTCAGTCCCGACCACAAAAGCAGCGAAGAAGTTGGCAAGGTTGAGACCTTCCAAGTTCGGGAGGACATGCACGTCAAGCATGTAGGCCATGCCAATACCTATAATGCTGAGCCCCAACTTCCAGCACGTGTCCCACATTTTCTTGCTTTTGAACACATATTTTTGATGGGCTCGTTTGTGGCGCTTGTAGTCAGCAATATTTCCAGTTATGAAGTCGACGATAATGGCAATACAGACACAGAGGATAAGGTCCTGGACCGGAGCTAAAAGCCCCCAAAACCCTACAATGCTCCCGCATATCCATTTTCCCGCTCTCATGACTTCCTCCTCCATATCTGTTAAACTTATAATTTATTACGTCCTATAATCATTTTACGAGACGGGGACTCCTTGTATTCAGTACATGGAGTCAGTAACCGCAGAGCTTTAAGGTGATTTATAGCCTTCTCGAGGTAGGCTTCCCCGATGTTCCGTGCTTCGTTCGAGCTACGGATGATGATGTTGTCTTCTACTCGAGTGCTGAATTCGCCATCTTTGTACCTCACCCCGAATGCAGTGGGGTTGATTGGATTGTTGACTATGAATCGGGAATACGCAATGTATGCAATGGCGATCTTGAGTCCTTCGCTTCGACCATCCCCGGAACAGCCACCACCATAATACCCGCCTTCCATGGCGGCAGTGTACTGATCTTTTGTAATGGTTACGTCCCCATATTGGAAAGGACCGGGGCCGGAAAAGTCTGTCTCGTCGAGCCATCTGTAGAGATTGGCTCCTATGGCATCCACCAGTCTGAGAGTCTCAGCCTCCCGGATATATGGCTCCAGTCTGGCCGGATCGTTGACGTTCTCGGCTATCGGCCGAACATTCCGAAGGTCGTTAGAGTTGAGTATCATCGGGCATGAGTTTTATAATCTCCTCGTCGTAAAGCCCATAAATGAGCTTGAGCATGTTTCTCTTCTGAACAGTGGAGAGCATCTGGTCCCGGATAATCTCCAGTACCTGAGTCATGTTGTCCTTGCCAATTCTGTCTGCTATAGACTCGCCGGCATTGTAAGTGAGAGACTGAATAGCGAAGTCGGGATTTTCCAAAGGAGCCCACCAGTACTCAAAGACCGATACGAAAGTCTCCTCCAGCTGCTGACGCTCCCGTACTGTAACAGAGTTGTAGTACTTGTAGGCATTGGTCATGAGATCAGCCCCAAAGTTAGCCCCCACGTCAACAGCTCGAAGAATGGGAGGCTGCTTGAAGGCTTGACCAATGTTCTCCGGGATGACTCTCTGCGTTACTTCGAATGCTTTGTCATAGTTCTCCCCGGAGAACCTTATGAACTGGGGCACCTCATCTTTGGACTTGCACTGGATGTACCACAGTTGAGAAGTGTTCTCGTCTCCTTGAAACTTGTTGAGCTCTTTCTGGGTCTCATTGACTTGGGACTGATCTTGAGTCTCGTCCTTGATGTCTACCAAGATCCCAGCTGACAAGAAGTTGGAGCATGCGTTTCTACCGGCTACATTGGCAAGTGCTTCCTCAGTTCTCATGTCTGTCATCTCAGCGATGAAGATGGGGACCGGGTAAGAGGGACTGCCTTCAGAGTCTCCGGAAAAGTAGAGGATCTGGCCATTGTAATTGTCCCACCCGCCAGCTTCTTCTACCTGGTTCAGAATAACCTCCGGGTCCGGGTTGAAGAGATGAAACCACTCAATGTCAGACGGGGACCACCGGGATCTCGTCTTGTCTCGGTGACCCCAGTCGGGGTGATATGCCGTCCGGCCAATGAATCCATCGTCATCTGCCTTCGCAAGTCGGAGAGACTCGAACGGAATGTGGTGGATTGAACTGACGCGGAAGTTCATATTGTAGTTAACATGGATGGCGAACCCATGCCATAACGTGAAGTCTTTGCATACCATGCGGAGGATCTTGTCTAGCTTCTCCCCTTCTTTGTTGACCCGCAATTTGTAGATACCCGGATCTTTGAATCCGTGACCGTATACGAAATCATTGTATATGCTCAAGCAGGCATTGCCGGTCTTTGAAGCCTGAACAATCTCGCTGACTGTCTGGGGAAAGTCGTTGGTATCTCCGTATGTTTGGATGCCATATTGTCTCCAGTCCCGGGATTCGAACTGAGGAGCTGATTTGATCTGTGCAACTTTCATACTGGCGTAATTTTAATAGTAGGAGGGACGGGAAGCGACCCCGTCCTATTACCAGTCCTATTTGGACCCTCCTTTTTTGGCTCCCTTCTTGGGAGCCTCTGAAACGGGATTGACTATCCGGTTGTAAGCCTCTTCGATCTCCCCGGCAGACATTTGCGAGTCTGCATAGGCTTCTTTGATGGCTTCCAGATCCATCCCGGCGTCGATGAACTCCTTCACCTCGGCGTCGATGTCGGCGGTCTTCTCCTCGGTCTTCTCCTCGGTCTTCTCCTCGGTCTTCTCCTCGGTCTTCTCCTCGGCGGATGCCGAGTCGAGAATGGCATGGATTGCCTCCATGGCTTTGGAGTACTCATCGAGTTTGGCGTTCAGCTCGATCTGTTTCTTGTTCAGCTCTTCGAGTTCGGTTTTCACGGACTCGATCTGCTTGCTCAGAACCTGAGCTTGGCGCTTCTTGATTTCCACGTCCTTGTCCGGCATCTCCTTGCCGTAACGTGCCATGAACTTCTCCAGCCGGTCGTTCAGGTCTTCGGGGACCCGGGTGAAGTACGAAAGAGCATCCTTGTTGAATGCGATGTGGTACAAGCAAAGCTCCTCCGTGATGTTTCTCGGAGTGAGGATCTTGCTGAACTCTTTGTTGATTGGGTCGTGGAGCAGAGTACCTGCTCGGAGTTCGTAATCGGGGTGTGCTACGTTTTTCATTTGTTGTTCTGTTATTCGTCTTAGTGCTAAGTCGGCTTCGATCAGGCAGAAGCCGCATCGGGAAACTGGCTTATTCAAAAAGTACCGAGAAAGTTCGTCTACTTCTCGATGGAGAGCGGGGTTCTTTTCCAATTCCAATGTATGGGCCCGATAGGCTTCGCCTTTCAGGGACCCATACTTGGATTGGTAAGCTCTCAGTCTTTCGAGCATGTCAGCCATAGCCGTTACTACTTAGGTACTCCGGCGTATGTGGAGAGAATGACTACGTATTCCCCGTTGACATAATCCTTACGGATGTCTGTGTCAACGATACTTGCTCCCCAATTTGCTGTAGCCCCAACATTGCCCTTCAAGTATTGAAGAACGGGAGGATTTGCAGCTGCTTGGCCAGCGTCGTTCAGGAACACGTAATTTGCCGGAAGACCAGACCCCGGGAATGCCTCTGCCGGCTTGGTGGAAGTTGGCGTAGGAGGCATGGTAACCGTTCCGGAGACGCTGGTACACGCGGACCTCTGCAGAGTGAGTGGCACGTCGTTACCAATTTTAGTCTGGCCTTCCGACGGGTAAAACCGCAGGATAGCCGGTACAGTACACTCCGTTCCGCCAGCCAGAAGCCCGTCTACCATGAGGTCTGTGGTCTTCTCATCCGTGTTGAAGAGGCTCATCGGGAGCGAACCTTCCTGAGCGATGGTACCGTTGGCCAGAGTTACCTGGTAAGCGACGCCGTCGGTCATTTCGGTAGTGACAGTGATTTCGGTGAGCTCCAGACCCGAGTCCCAGCCATACACCTCGTACTTGGTGTCCCCGTTGTCTCCGGTGTCGTTGTTCTCGACGATAGCGATGACGCGGGCATTGGTCAGGCCGTTTACGAACTTCTTGGCTGCTTCCGACTTCTTGAAGATTCGGACGACCACGTTGTGCTGGTGGGTCTTGAGATACGTGCCAGCATTGATGGTGTCCGAGCCAACTGTTGCGTTGGGCAGCGAGTCGACTTCGTAACCAGTGGCACCGGCCTTGAGGATGAGCGAAGAGATAACGTTGTCAGTTACAACAGACTTCGATTTGTCGATGTCCGAGTAGCTGAGGAGAATCACCCTGGCGGTGGTGCCGGCGATTGCCGGCTTACCACACACCTGGTTGATGAATCCTGTTTTGATTTTAGAACAATCAAGTCCTGCCATTTTCTTAGATTTTTGAGGATTAGATACCTACCGAGAACAGATCCGGGTTAGTGAGCTTGGCATCCGCCCGACCCATCAGTTCTACGTAGACCATGCGGTCCTTGTACTCGTACCAGATCCGCATCTTCTCGAAGCTGTCGATTGCGTCAACACCTACGCCGAGGACGCTCTTCGAGGTGAAGAGGATTCGATGGGGGTTGTTGAGCTTCGTGCCAGTGTCTTCCGACGTAGCGATGATCTTGTCCCAGATGGGCATTGCGATGACCGGGATGCCATTGAAGCTGAGAGCCTCCATGCCATTCAGCAGAGCCAAGCGAGCCGACTCGAGGCAGCAAGCGTCCATAAGAGACTGCTGATAAGCATCGTAGACCGACTGGGTAACGAGAATGAATTTGTCAGACTGCTGACGGAGCAGAAGCGGGGCACTGAACACGACCGACTGGATGTACTCCTTGGCCTTGTCCGGAGTAAGCTTCTGAGCTGCGTAAGATGCCCCGGCATTTTCCGTAATTGTTGCTCCGCGCTGGGACGGATTGGCTGTAACCTGTGTGGTAATCTGTTTCCAGAAACCGTCGATGATGGTGAAGAATTTCAGGTTGAGCCCATCCGTAATGATACCGCTTTCGGTAACGTTCTTGGCTTTTTTGTCGTTGAACCAGAACAGGCGGTACCAGAAGTCCATAATGGAGCGCTCCAGAACTTCGATGACGATGTTCATGTAGTCGGTGTCCGTGAAATCCGGAATATCGACGCCGGTGCGGAGGGAGTAGATAGTTGCCGACTGCTGGAGATCGGTGTAACACTGGGCCAGGAGGATCTCCCAGGTGCCAGGTTCCCACTTCAGCTTGCGGGTGTTGATGCTCCACGTCTGAGGAGTCGGGTTACACCCGGTGTTGACCACGCCGACCATGCCGCCCTCGCCGATGTAACCCACCTCAGTGTTAGTGACGATGTCGGGGAAGACTGTGTGAATGGAGTTGATGTCAGGACCCTGAATGGTGTCCTCCATAATCATCTCCGAGATTGCCTGAATGACAAGTCCACAAAAAGTGAACTTGTCCATGTCAAGAAATCCGCCATTTTTAGCTGCCATAGTTCTTAAAGTTTTTGAGTTTGACTACTTGAGAATCTTTTTGGCAGCGTTGACCTTCTGGAGCTTTTCGCGAGCTTCGTTCTTGAGGTCAGCTGCCGAGGGTTCGGGCTTCTTGCCTCCGGGCAGAACCGTCTTGCGGTTCTTCGGGCGGTAGTTGCTACCACGGAGGTTGCGGAGTTCGTTCTCCTGCTCCTCGATGAGGTTCGTTGCCTCGTCGAGCATCGCCTCCAGTGCTGCAACGCGGTCCTCGAGAGACTCGGTGTCCCCCATCTCGATGCTGGTGACGATGTTGTCCTCGACAGTAACCACCCGGCCGTCTTCCAGAACGACAGTGCCCGACGTCTCGCCGTTGGCGAGAGTTGCCTCTACGCCTTCGGCCAGATTGTCCTCTTCACCTACGGTCTGGAGAACGACCTGACCCTCAGCATCCAGATAGTCGAAGTTGGCGGGAGAGCCTTTCTTGCCATTCCGGAATGCCTTGACTTTGCTCATGAATTTCTCATAAGCGCTTTTTTCGTTTTTTGCCATAGCATTAAAAATTTGGTTTGTGTTGTATGAATTGATTTTGGAAATGAATCCCAAGTCAAGAAGTGATTTGGCATCATGGATGCGTTCCTCATGCATGACATTGCGGAGCCGTTCCCGGTCCTGACCTGTTCTCTCGACATACACGTCAAGAATAGCCTCCTCCTCCAGAGCAAGCTCCTCGGCAATGCTACGAGCATCGTCGGAAGTGAGCCAATCCCCGACCGGCATGTATACCCGATGGATGAGTGCCCGGCAATTCCTGTTTGCAGACCGGTTCTCTGCCGGAGCTGCCAACAGGATACATACTGCCATCGAGTGGCATCCCCCGACAATATTTGTATATATCGTCCTCCCACTCATGCGAAGAAAGTCGTAAATCTTGAAGCCCTCCTCAACAGAGCCCCCGTCACAGTCAATGTTGATGCACACCTCCTGTTCGTCGGGGTGTTCATCAAGTACCCGACGGAAGGTCTCCACGGAGCAGATCTCTGAGGTCCCACCCCAAAGCTCCATCATGACCCGATTCTCTTCTGAGTCAATTGCGCCTTTTAAGTTGATGAATATCATGTGCCAAATTATTTCGATACAAATATAATTATTCCTAATAGATATTGAAATACTATTTGTGCTGGACTATTTAAAAATTAGCCCGGTCCTGAATCTGCACGTAGTTAGCATCTTCCCTCCGGATGTCTTCGATTGTAGCAATCACCGACACTTGGCCAAATGCTTCCTGGATTGTTCTCGACAGATCAAACTGGGTCATGGGTTCCGGGGTCTTAGCAAATGACCGAAGAGCATATCCCCCGTCCGCCCCAACTTTCACGAAGGGGACCCCGCCACCAAGTTCGTTTATGGCTGACAGGAGAGGGAGGAACAGTCGACTCGACTTCTTATTAATGATGGTCTCTCCCCCTTCCGCCTCAATGTGCACTCCTCCAGCGGCATGACTGGGTCCCTCAATGTATTTACCTCTTGCGGCTTTCGGCAGAGGAGCTGCCCAAAGAGCTGCCATCTGAACTGCTCCCAAAGCCGCAGCTGCTGCAATGAACGGGATAGCCAAAGGGAATCCCATTTTAGCCGATGCCATGATGGAGATGGCAGTATTGATGCCAATCTCGAAGGATCCCATTGCCCTCTCCCGGATAGCTTGTTCCCGTTCGATTTTGGCCAACTCCTTCTCCTTCTGTTTCTCCATCTTGATTTTCTTCTCGTTGTACTTGGCCTCCGTGATTTGGCCATTAGCGTACATGTTTGCCAATACCTGCTCCTCCCGGCTGTATTGTTCTTCTACCTCCTGAACCCGGCGCTCCCCGAGAGCACTGGCCAAGTCATTGAAAGCATTAGCAAAGCCGGATGCTATTTCAGCATACTCCCTGAGCTTCTCAATTCGCTCCTCCCATAAAGCCTCCTCATTCTCGGCCATCTCAAGTTGGATCTGAGCAATGGCGTCCTCGTTTCCTTGAGCTGCTGCCAACTCTGCCTCCAGATACCTTTTCCGGACATCATACTTGGACTTGTGATTTAACTCGGCTTGAGTGAGCTCCTTGTCGAGGTCCATTTGCTGGAGACGAAGATTGTTGGCTCGGAGCTGGGCCTCCTGCTCATAGGTTTTCTCCCCGGCAGCTTTCCTGGCTTCGATTTGTTTCTGGAGCATCTCATTCTCGAGCTCCAGCTTCTTTCTCTCGTTGTCCGCTGCCTTTGAGAGATCTTCGGCATACTGTTTGTTGAGAACTTGGTTGAACCGGTCAAGTTGCTGTTTGGTAGCGTCCTCGCGGATCTTTTTGATTTCATCCTGGAGGTTCTGCTGAATCTGTTTCTCGAGTTCGGCTCTGTTGACCAGGAACTGCTCATAAGCGGCATACTCTTTCTGGTATTCCTCCTCGCTCATACCTCTCACGAACTGAGGAGGCTGAATGTTGGCCAGCTCCTTCATGGCGTCCTGGTACTTCTGAGTAACCTGGGCAATCTGCATGTCGACTGTGCCTCCGGAGGCTACAGCCAATATGTTGGCTCTCACCCCAGCAAGGTAATCATTAAGCTGTTTGGCTTGGTTCTCGTAGAACTGCTTGTCGGACCGAGCCATGGCATTCAGAGCCGTCTGATACTCCTTGTTAGTGATTTTGCCGTGAGCTTTTTGGAGAGCGAGACGCTCCCGGGCTCCATCCTGAGCTGCCTTGTAGAGTTTCCTTTCATACTCCATCCGGATGGCGATGCTCGTAGACTGGAATGTTGTTTGAAACCTGAGATCGTCTTCCCGGATTTTCTGCATGGCTTCCGAATTCTTCAAAGCAACCTTCAGAGCCTTATCGGCAATGGACTGCTGAGCCTCCCTGTTGGCTATTGCAGTCTCGAGAGCCAAGTTAGCAATTGCGGCTCCTTCATTCTCGATTGTCCGGAACAGTTCTTGGTATCGACCTTTCAGGCCATCGAGTTCCTTTTTGGCTTCCTTGTATTTGTCCAAGCTTCCGGACCACGTGTTGAGCTCTTCCTCCTTGGCTGCAATCACCTTCTTCAAGGAGTCGAACTCACCCATTGCAGCCATCTGTCTTTGACGAGCTGCATCCATTTCAATCTCGCGGAGCTTGTTGGCTGTTTTAAGCTGAGCTTCGGCGATCTGTTCCGACGTGGCATGATTGGCTTTGAGGTTCTCGATCTCCCGTTTGCCCCGGATCTCCTCGGCTTTGGACAGAGTGTTCCGCTTGGTCTCGATCTGATCCAGTACATACGTGGAGGCTTCGGCAGCTCGATTGTATGCCTTCATTGCCCGGGTTGCTTTCTCCTGAGCTTCCGTATTACTGTTAAATGCGCTCGTAAGAGCAACCACTCCAGCCACCAACCCGCCCACTGCCGCTGCCACCAATACAACGGGGTTGGCAGCCAAAGCCGCGTTCCAAAGCCATGTGGCAGCTGCTGCTGCTTTGGTGAGGATGTTGCCAGCTCCTTGTACGGCATTTTTAGCAGCTATCGCTTTCGTCTCGGCGAGAGTCTGGTTGATGCCAACCAGCTGAACCAAGTTAGATGCAGCTCGATAAGTGGCTTCGGTCTTGGAGAGAGCTGCTTGGAGAGAAGACAAAGAGGAAAGAGCCGTGATGATGGTTATCATCTTCGTCATGGTAGCATTGAGCTCCTCATTCTCGCTCCCCAGTACCTGAGTGGCTGTGGTCCAAAGGCCCCATATGGAAGTCAAAGCTGACGTGGCGCTGGTAACTGCCTGTATGGTTTCAGTTCCTTTACCAACGTTGGATATAGCTGTATTGACCAGGTCCTCAGCTCCTTTCAGTTCACCGGCTCGTTTAATCATCTCCTTGAACGTCTCAGAACTCGTATCCCCGGACTGAGCCATCTGGATGAGTGTCTGGGTAAGGTCGGAGAGTTCCTGCTTGAGGTTCTCCGTTGCCTTCTCGTAGTTACCAACTGACCGGCGATAGTCCCCGAGTGCCTCCTCCTGAGCTTTGAGCTCCTCGGTGGTTTCTGCAATGCGCTTGCCGAGCTCGGCTTTACGAGCCGCGTCCTGCATTGAGTTGCCCAGCTCTACAAACTCGGCATTGTCCAAAGCCAGCTGGGTTCTAAGTTTTGCTAAACTTGCCTCCTGTTGGTTCTGGAGCTTAATGTTGTTCTGGATTTGCTTCTGGTACTTATTCGCCTCGCTGTTGATTGCCTTGATCTGGTTGTCAAGTGCGTAGTATTCTTGGGCATTCTCCTCGGTCACTTTGCCCAGAGCCTTCTGTTGATCCCTCAGCTCCTGGGACCGGAGTTTCAATTCGGCTAACGTCTTGAGGGCATCCTCAGCTGTTACCTTGACATTGTAAATTGTGCTTTTCTGTTCTTCGGCCATATTACATGCGTATTAGGTCCACTTTGGTTATCTTTCCAGCTTGGAAGTTGTTTATCTTCGAGACGTAGAACCAGAACCCATGCTCTTCCAGCCATATCGGGTTGAACAGGTCCAGGTTTTGGATGTCGAGCGAGTCCAAAAGAATCTGGGTCTGTAGGATCTTTGGTCTTTTGAGTATATTGTTGATGAGCTTGCCGTAGTACTTCGGAACGTAGTAATTCAAATTTCTGAAGTATGCTGTGTATAGTCGTACTCGTGTAAGGGTGTAGCCTACACTTACCTGGGGCCACATATAGTCAGACTTATTGATGTAGACGACCATCGGCTTACTGAGAGCATTGTACTCCCAAGTCGTCTCGGTCATTTCCCCGTTCTCCACCCGGCCTCTATTGATAGTCCAGATCGGGTAGTTAGCAAGTGTGTGGATCTTGCCCGTACTGTCCTCGTCATAGAGAGTTTGGTTGAGTCCTGCCAAGAACCCAATTTGGAACAGGAGTTTAGTGGGCTGGAGGTTGACGTCCGGGATGCTGAACTTGTACGAGTCAGTAACGTTGTTGTCCTTGTTGTCCTCCAGCTTTATCTCGTTGGACTGGGCATAGCTGGATAACTGGAAGGTAAGTTTTGTGTCCTTACCTTTTATCAGCTTGTCAGACCAATTCTTCCCGGACGAGCTTCGTCTGTTGTAGAACTCCTGAACCGAGTATGCTCTTGCTACTTTGGTAGCGGGATTCACGTCGATGGTTAGCCCGAACAGCTGGAAGAAAGCTTTGACTATGTCTCCCAAGCTCTTAAATCCAGTAGAGGCCAGGAGGTCATAGGTTAGCCCGGGCTGGGGCTTATCCCCCGGCGAAGTTTCCGGCACGGGAGGAGCAGTAATGCTGACCGGGAACCTCATGTCATACTGATTGGCAGAGGGATTGACTGTGGCGAGAGATCCGGACACCAGGATGTGCTCTCCTGCCTCCATCGGGATGTCGACCGAAGCGCTGCCGGAAGATCCGGACGACCAGGATCTGGTCAACACTATAGCACTGGTCCCGTCGTTCTTGTAGTGGGTAACTTGGACTGCCACTGATCCATTCCGAATGGCAGAAATATTGGACCATGAGAATCTGAACTTGATGGTCGTGTCCCACAAAGTCATCCAGCTGAATGTTCCGGATACGGTGCCCATCATCAAGCGTCCAGCGACCGGGTCACTGAGAGTTACTCCGGGGTATCCTTGCCATATCACCCCTACTGTAGTGCCAATCGGGGGATCCTGGATCCAGCCAGTCCCGGATGCTTTCGGAGCATTGGGGTTGTCTGCCAAAACGGGGTAAGTGCAAGGCAAAAACATTTCCCTCCGGTCAACTGGATCCACGTCTGTCTCAAGACTGTAACCTGCTCGGTCGAATATCCATGTCACCAAGTCATACCAGTTGAGATGGGGATAGAACTTGTCCAACTCCCGGACTTGCCCGATTGCCTCCATGGAGATCGGGGGGATGTTCGGGTTCTTTTGTAGAGTTGCATACAGCCAAAAGTACAGGACTTTAGCCTCTTCGGGGCCGGAAAGGTATCGCTCGGCCTGTCCCATTGTGTCCGTGTACCACTTGAGGAGGAACATGCCAGTTCCGGGATCCTTCGCGTCAGTGTTGTTGAGGGTGTCGAACAAGTCAGCGGTCGCTCCGAGAATCTGGATTCCTATTGACGTGTCAGACACGTCTACGATGTTCAATACTGCTCCAACCGGGGATATGAGTGCTCCCTCATAGAATAGTTGGCAAGGAAACTTCATGTATGGCACATACGAACCTGAGCCAACTACAAAACTGAATTGGAATGCTTGCTCGTTATGGGTCGTCCTGGGCAGACTGATCCGCTGGGAGTACGAGGCATTCCTGTCTTTCAGCTCCGCCAGATTGTTGATCTGGTAATTCATCGCAGGAGCATCCAGCGGGAGGTCCAGTGACCAGACCTCGCCGTCAATGCCTTTCATGAGTAGTTCGTAGTTCATATTACCACTGAGTTTGTTCGTCAATAAGCTGGAACTCGTAGCTAACAGTGTTCCGTGGGGCCTTAGTGTCCCAAGTTAAGTCCGTGTCATTTACTAGGACTCGTTGCCATGCTCCAACTTGATAGTTGTAAACCTGGACCAAAGGCGAGAGAGCAATTCCTTTGAGCAAGTTGAAGTCGGTCTCATCAAGCTGTTCTGCTCCAGCTTGGACTATGTTCTTAACCTCTGGAGCTAACTCCCCCCACGTCTCTGAGGTATAGGGATCCCTGGCATTAGCCAATACGTATTGGTCTCCTCTGTCAACCTCCTGAGTATACTTCTTGTGTTGCTCAAACATGTACGTGTCCCATCCGCCTTTTCGGTTTATCCAGCGAATGTAGAATGGGTTGCAAGGTACCTCCGTGTCGACAAATATGATATTCCATGCTTCATTAGCAAATGCTTTACCGAAAATGCTGAGTTTTACGTAGTCAGCTCCATTAGCATCTTCGTCTTCAAATTCGTACACAAGCGGGATGTTGAGTCGGCTGGAAATGTCAAATTGATCTTCTACCGATCCCGAAGTCAGCTTAATACTAACGTCGACCGAGGTAGCGGGACTAATTCTCGAAACCCCTTTCGGGAACAGGGTGACGAAGTATGGGTACCCATAGTATTTTTTTACGTACAGATCCCTGTTGTTGTCAGGAGTTCTGTCAGTCAATGCCAGTCCTATATTTGACCTGGAGAAGTTGACGTTGTGTCCTCGGGGTCGTACTCCTCGGGAGGAAACTTGAGATCGGAAGAGC